TTAAAATCTTTATTTGCGTGCTTTGTTTTAATTTTAAAATGCTTTCTTAAAAAGTTCATAGCTGATTCAAAATCCTGTCTACTATTTATTTCAGCACAGTCTCCAACTTCCATATTTAGCAATTCATTAAATTTACTTCTAGTCTCTGGAATAGGTTTATTTTTAATTATTTTCATCCAACCCTCTTAATCTTTACATAACCAGCTCTACGTTCAGGTGCAGCCTTGTATTGCACCTCTTTAACCTGAGCTTCTTTAGCTGGCAATGTTTTCCATTCCAGAACATACTCTGCTGCTCTAGCTTTACTATGATTACCCATAGCCATCATAAGATCAGTCATTAATTCATTCTGCTTCTCTTTAGCTATCTTGATGGTTTCTTTTAATGCTTCAATCGTATCTATAATATCTACTGTATCTGCATCTAAGATCTTTTCATTTTCATCATCACCATCACTAAAAATACTTGCTGCGTGTTCTGGGGTTTCTGGCGGATAGTAATCCTCTTCTTCTACCCTTCTATCAAAGTCCAATACAACCCTTGCCAGCTCACCTTTAAACGCTTCATCTTTTTTGTATATGTATATGCGTAAATCAGTTGAACTAAAAAGTACAACTAGTATTCCATAATCTGCATTAAGTATATCCATGCTCGCGTGTAATTGATCTACACCTAAATACTTTGGCGGTTCGTCTACTGAAGGAAAGTCTGAGCTGCATTTACATTCAATAGGTATGTCTCCATTTAAAATTAAATCCTTATGTCCAACTATATAAATACCATTATCAGGATCATGACTTACTTTTAAATTGACTGTTTTACATCTTCCATCTAGTGATGCTTGCAGTGGTAATTCAGGGTGATCTATTTTGTAATCCACTTCAGCTTCAAGTTCAGTAATACCTAAACGCCTTGCTGCTTCTTTTATTAATACAGGTTCTAATAAGTCTCCTGTTGCCTGTCTATTAGTTTGATTCCATGTATCTTCTAAAGTTCCATGCTTTTCTGCAATAGCCTTTTTAAGACATCCATGCTTATCAAAAAATCTAGCTCTATCAAATAACGCACAAGTTATTGATGATGTTGCTCTAAACCAAGTTAATTTACCTACCATTTTATTGCTCCTTATTTATCATTCTTTTTATTTCGTAAATAGAATCACGCACTGCTATTGGCTGATTAACACCAACTACTTCAATGTATGTTCCTGATTCATCTTTGTAGAAAGATTTGAGATTTGTGAGTGAAATAGTTAAACTATCTAAACAACCTAACTTGTTAAATCTAACAGTTCTCTTAGGTTGGTTAAGTTTATGTACCCTTTTAGATGTTTTACCTAATTCAGCAAAATATATATTATGCGAAGTAATATCTGCCAAAAAATTAAGCTCTAGCTGTTTTGTCCCACTGCTACGCTGTTTGTATTTGACTGCTGTTCTGCACATATTATTTTTATCCTTTATAACTAACATAGTATTACGTTGCACCTTTATAGTATGAGCTGAATGGTTTGTCGTTTGCTTTACTCTTCAACTCTGTATTGGTACACATAACTTCGTATTGTGCTATGTGTAATTTATTACGTTCTGAATTAGGAGATCTTTGTATCTTAGCTAGAGTATTAACTAGTTGCTGTAATAGATCTTTTGCATCTATTATGTTCTGGTTTGATTCCAGTGGAATCGTTAGTCTTTTTACTCTATCTTGATAACTCATTTATCTCTCCAAAATTTCTAACTTTTAAAATATATAAAATTATTTATTTAAATACAAGTTTTTTTTACACATATTACCCTCAAACATTTAGCCTAATTTTTTGTGGGTATTTTTATATCTATTTTTTATACCTAAATATGTTTCGTTGTATTTACTATGTGCTTCATCATTTGTAAATGAATCAAATTCTTCAACTTCAAATTGTTTATATAGTTCTGCAAAGACTGTTCCAAATGTTTCCATAAATACAGGTGCAACTTCTGTCAGCGTTTTAAGTTTAGTCGTTGCATCTATAATCATAAGACGATTTAGCAACTTTGTAGGTAGAATTTTTCTTGTTCTACCATCACAGCCACAACGACAAATTTCTATAAACTTATGTTTTGTTAACTTTTTAAGTTTAGTTCTTATTGTATTTTCATTAGTCATTAAGGTATTACTTAATATAGTTATAGTTACTGGTCTATTATGAAAGTTCTCTGAATAAACAAATTTAAGTATAAAGTCAGTCATCTTGTCTATTTTCAAACCTGTTTGTTGTTCAAATGTTAAATGACCTTTTGCTACTAACACTTCATATTCCGCTAATGCACCTACTGTATTAATAGCTGTAAATTCCATATTTATATCCCCAAGCTCCCTGCTTTCTTTAATAAATTACGAACACCCATTGGTGTCCATGTATCTTTCCCTCTTCGTGTTTTTATATTTCTTGCCATAAGTGCATCAGCAATACCTTGAAGTGTTACCTTGCCATATCTTTGGATTTCTCTTATAACTGGCATGATTTCATTACAGTAATCATCTGCTAGTTGCTGTCTTGCTTTACTGGCATTAATAGTTGCTATATCTAAATTAACAGGATTGCCAGCCTTCCAACCTGTAGCTCTTTTTTTGTCCAAGGCTGTTCTTGCAACCTTTTTATTTATCTGAATTTGATCTACGCACTGTAAAAGCATTTGCGTTGTATGATATTTATAAACAGCAACATGACCATCTGTTTCTCTAATTGCACATACATAAGGATCATCACCCTCTAATTTTGAAACACTATTACAAAATGCCAAACTTCTGGGCAAGTGTCCTATGTTTGGTATGATTAATTTTGCAGATCTTGCATTGCATTTTTTAATAGCTTTTTCTAATTCAGGTTTATAGTTTTTACGAACACTCGTTTCAATAAACCTATCAATAATAGTAGATCTTCCTGTTAAGGCTCTCCCTAATAATGCATCACCCCTAGCCTTGTCTTTTGTTGATTTTATATACACAACAAATTTACCTATAGCACTATAATTACTTCTCATTCTTTTACTCCTGCTACCTACCTTTTTTGTAGCTTTATAATTAACATTCCCTAAATATATATGAAAATATATTTATATACAAATATCTAACCTGTATATTTATAAGGCAATATTACCTAACTAGTCTCTTGTCATACTTCAATCTGCTATTAAAATTAGGTTTTACCCAAATATTGCGTCTTTTTCTAAATGCCAGATAAAGCATTGTTTTTATATATATTGATTTTAGGATCTTGAAACTTATAAATCCTAGTGTAAAAAATAATAGATTTTCCATGTTATTTACTCTCCTCTCTTAGCTTAGCTTTTTCAATAGCGATTCTTTGCCACATAAAGCTAGCATCTCTATCTTGTTTAGCTCTTAGCTTGTCCATCTTCTTTTCATACTCAGCATTGATGTTATCAAGTTGACTGAATAGGTTTTCTAGGTTCTCGTATCTAGTCATTATGCGACCTCCTGATTATCAAGATAGTTGTCTATCTTTTCTTGCACATCTTTTATAGTATGACCCCAACCGCCAAATCTTATTACTGGGTCGATGCTAACCTTTGAACCAGTCCAGTGATTTCTACCACAATCCCAATGTGAGTCTATTTTAAATCCTCTATACTTATAAACCGCTGGTTGATATTTAGTAGCCTTTTTATATATTTCTTTTTTATGTTTCATGTTATTTAACTCCATATTTATAATTAACATACCCTTAGTATATATAAATATATATAAATGTATAGTTTTTGGGTTAGATATTTATAAATTATTTTACTAAGGGATTTAGTACAGGAATTTCAGATAATTGATTTAAAGTTTCTTGAAAAGAATCTATCTCTATTGTTGGTGTTAATACATCAGCATCAAATGTGTAATAGTTTTGGCTATCAGTTGCTGGTTTAAATATCACCCTCTTCTCTGGCATAAAGACCATTGCAAGTATGTCTACGTTATATCTTTTATAAGTATCAGATAACTTTCTACCATTTTCAGATGCAAAAACATATTTACCCTTAGTCGTAATATTTCTTGCTTTAACTTGAACTGAATATCTTGCTGATCCTAATTCACATATAAGATCTGCTGGATGTTTGCTTTGGGTATCGTATGCAAAATCACAATATTCAAGCAGAAAGGTTTTAACCAGTGATTCTGAATAAGCTCCAAGTCTGGAGTTGTTTAGATGGTCTTGGGCTGTCTTTGTTGGCATAAGGCAAGCTGGCGTGAGTTATAAGCTGCTCTATTGGGTGTTTGTGTTGCATACTTGCTTCTAAGAAGCTCCTCAGATGCTTCTAACCAACAACCCATCTCCATCAATGCTCTTGTTTGTCTAAAGTTCATAAATCCTGTAATTCCCAATTGAAATGACATATCTATACATACTAATCTTGCACGTTCTGGCATGACTCTCCAAGCGTGCCATATTTTATCTAAGTTCTTTACGACTCTACTTAAATCATTTTCTAGCAAATACATAGCTTCTTCTTCGCTAATACCATTAGTCTCTAAGCAACGCCCTATTCCTATTGTTAATTTATCCTCAGAACATTTATAAGGATAAGTACGTAAACCTTCATGCCTTAACAGCATTTCTTTTGCTTTATCTAACATTTTATTTTGAGTGAACACCTTTGACTTTCTCAAATGTTCTAAGTGATGACATCCCAAGTAGGGATAAAAGAATTGTAGTAAGTTGCGTGAAATCAAACTCTAAGGATTCTAGTTGTAGATCTACACCATTAACAACAGCTATCCAAGTTGCTGTAGGCAATACAATGTAGTGTACGCACAAAGCAATACCGCAAGTATATCCAATGAATGGTCTCCACCCTGATACAAACCAGTTCCCGTTT